TAGGACTCGGCAGTTGGACTTGTTCCATACATCTGGGATAGTGATAGAAACTTTGGTTATCAATTACAAAACCTACCACTCCTTCGTGATATACAACAAACAGATAACGAAAATCTTACATTTATCGAAGACGAACTTCTTTTAGGACAAAACTATATTGAAGGAACATTAGATCCAAACTCTATTCGTACTGGTTCGGAACTTTCAAATAACTTCTACAGATCCAAGGGTACAAAGTTTGGAATAGAAAGATTCTTTAATCTATTTCACCCTGATGTTGTAGATCCAGAGATAGTATACGGTAAAAACTTGGTTATGAAAGTTGGAGATGAAATAGGTCCTGAGTCTGGAAAATATATAACAGATGACAAAATATATCAGTTTTGGGGATTGCTTATAAGGATTGGTAAATCTACAAATGAATGGATGGATCTATACAAACTATTTGCTCATCCAGCAGGCATGTATGTTGCTGGTGAAGTTGTTATTGAAGGTAAAAACACAGATATTAGTTTTGATGAGATGGTAACAGACTCGGCAGTTGACAATCCACCAACATTCGAAGGTCGAGCATTCTTGGCACCACACGCAATGTTGTCTGCCTCTGGTATCATAGGCACCACGCACAAACCATACGATAGCGAAGGTTCGACACCTGGCGGTAAATATAGAATTGATCTTGATCAATCTAGAGTTCAGTACTTCACAACAGTCGGTGGAACAGACAGTGATGCTAATCTTCTTGGAACATTGGGTTACTTGGATAACACATTCGAGAACTTGGTCAACGTTGTTCGTGTTAATTCACAAACAATGGATATGGATAGTGATGGTAGACTTACAGGCAACCTTGGAAAAGGTGTACTCAGAATGTCAGATGGTCAAGTTACTATTGATGCAGGAGATTTCAAATATTATACTGATTCAGCATAATAACTATTATAAATAGATTTAACTTATAGGGTTAGAAAATGGCAAGAGAAATACTAAATAACGGAACGTTGGCAAACGACAATACTGGCGATACGCTTCGTGCGGCAACTACAAAGATCAATAACAACTTCCGTGAAGTCTACATGATATTGGGTGACAGTAGTACGCCCACGACTACTATCACGTTGGGTGCGTCCTCTATTATATCTGAAGGTTCTAACTCAGATGATTATGAAACGACACTTACATTTGCCAATACGACTTCCAGTGACAAAACAATTACACTTCCAGATCTAACTGGTACTGTTTCTCTTATCACTGCAACCGAGACACTCACAAACAAAACTCTGACATCACCTGTCTTGACAACACCACAGATCAATGACACTTCAGCAAACCATCAATATGTAGTTGCAGTAAGTGAACTTGCGGCAGATAGAACTGTCACATTACCGTTGTTAGGTGCCGCAGATGAGTTTGTCTTTAAAGATCATACGGTGACCATGACAAACAAGACTTTAACAAGTCCTGTTCTTACAACACCAAAAGTAGCACAAATAAATGATACTAACGGTAACGAAGCAATAACTCTACCAGCATCAAGTGGTTCTTCCAAAAACTTCTTTACATTAAAGAATGCTGACTCTGGAGATGCACTTGAAATTGTAGCAAATGGTGCTAATACTGCCGATATCGACATATCACTAAAAGGATCAGGTGCAGGTGCCGTAAACTTTGGAACTAAGATGTCAATGAGTTTAGAAACTCTTACTTCGTCAGGAGATGCAAACGATAGAATTCCACTTACACTTTTAAACAATGGTGGTGCCACTGCAATAGATTTAGTCGCTGGAACTAAGAGTGGACAAATGAAAAAATTTATTAACATAGGTGCTGGTGTTTCGACAATTACGCCAGCAAACTTTGCAAATGGAACTACAGTTGCACTTGCACAATACGCAGTGGCAGAACTCCTATGGACTGGAGCAGTTTGGGTACTTTGCAATCAGGCAACCGTTGGTACAGTTCCAGCACTAACCGTAGCATAAACGAGAGAAAAAAATATGACCGCAATAATTACACAAAAAACCAAAGGTCTTTTTATGAGAAGACTAAAAAATGATGCGGATGCGTTGTCAACTGCACACGATTTAGATTCGTCAGATAACAAATATTATATTGCTATCGGTAAAAGTGAAGACTGGAACGACTCTGATAATGTTGCAAACGCATCACCTCTAATAACAGAGAGAGAAGAAAGAGACTTTAGACTGAGTATGCAGAGTGTTAAAACTGCCGCAGACGTTTCCTTTGTTGTACCTAAAGTTCCTTGGTCGTCAGGTAATGTATATCAAGCATTTGATGATACAATGGTTTCTCATGGAACAACAAGTCAGAACGGATCTTATGTTATAATTGACAACAACCAAGTTTATCTTTGTGTAAGAACACCATTTACAACGGCAGGTGCGGCAAAATCTTCTTTGGTTTCGCCCTCTGGAACATCAACAAAACCGTTTACTACAAGTGATGGTTATGCTTGGAAGTTTTTATACACGGTTGGTGTTTCTGATAACTCTGCATTTACAACTGCAAACTTTATGCCAGTCAAAAAAATTAATAAACTAGATTCAGATGGATCTGGAACCGTAACTTCTAACTCTACAGACGTGCAGTTAAAAGGAGTTCAAGATGCCGCCATGCCTAAACCCATCGCAGGATTTGAATTAATAAACGGTGGTGCTGGATATGACAATGCCCCAACTGTAACAATTGTGGGTAACGGTCTTTATGCAGAAGCAGAGACAACAGTGTCAGCAAGTAAAGTAACCAGTCTCACTCTTAAAGATGACAGTGCTGGTGGTATGGGAATTAAACACGGTAGAGATTATGATTACGCACACGTTGTTTTTACTCCTACTGGTGGAGACACAATTACATCTGTTGCAACTGCAAGAGTCAAATTAGGTCCAAAAGATGGTTATGGTGCTGATCCAAGAATTGATCTAAGATCAAAAGCAATGATGTTTAATACCAAACCTTCTGGAACTGAAACTAATAACTCATTCCATGTTGGAACTTCCTTTAGACAGATTGCCCTTATGAAAAATCTAAAAGATAGTAATGGTCTTCCGTTTACTTCACAAAGTGGTAATGCTCTTCGCAGATTAAAATTATCATCGTTGACAACTGCGTTTACCAAAGGTTCTTTAATGACTGGTGGAACATCAGGTGCCCAAGGGTACGTAGGACACACAGACTCAGATGAGATTTGGTATCATCAAAACGAAACAACTAAGTTTACACCTTTCCAAGGATCTGAAACTGTAACAGATGCCGCAGGTGGTGAAGGTGCAGTAGCAAACATAGCAAGGAATAATGTTATGGGTGACGTTGATCCGTTCTCAGGAGAGGTACTATATATTGAAAATAGAGCAAAAGTTGTTCGAGCGGCAGACCAAACAGAAGATATAAAAGTTATCATAGAAATATAGGAAAAAATAATGACCACTGTAATTAAAGATACATTTAAAAACACCTATAAGGATGATTATAGAGATAGTGATAACTACTATAGAATCTTGTTCAATAATGCCAGATCTTTGCAACAACGTGAACTTAACCAAATGCAATCCATTATTACCAATGACCTAGTATCGGGTTATCAAGGTATAGGATATAAAAATGGTCTTGCAGGCATTGGTGGTGGTGTAACTGCTAATAACAAAGTTAACTTTATAAAATTAACTACTGCGTCAAATACTACAATTGATGCTTTAACATCGGACATGACTTCGTTAAAGGGAATAATCTTTACTGAAACTGGAACTGGTGTAAAACTTAGAGTTGATAATGGTGTGTTGGCAACAGGTTCAGACAAAGCAACTTTATTTGTAACTTATATTGATGGTGGTAGTGGTTCGGGAACTGCATCCGCTGGTACAAAAATTACCGATGGTAATGTTTTAACAAGTACGACCACAGTCGATGGTGGAACTGTTACTTTACAATCATTTTCTGGAGGTGGTACGGCAGATCCAACTACTGGATTAGGAACTACTGCAACTATAAAAGAAGGTAAGTTTTATATCGATGGACACTTTGTACATGCAACTGAACAGACAATAGTATTATCAAAATACTCAACAACTCCAGACACAACAGTCGGATTTAAAGTTCTTGAAACAATTGTTACATCTACCGAAGATAATAATCTATTTGATAACAGTGGAGCAACTTTAAACACTGCGTCGCCTGGTGCTGATCGACATAAAATAACTCTTACGTTTATGGATAAAGCATTGGCAGATTCTGCTGATTATTTTGTTACTTTGGCAGAAATTATTAATGGACAGAAATCAAAGGAAATAGGTGCTACTGCTGGAACATCTCCTGTTGGACAAGGAACACAAAACCTTGTCAAAGCGGCAGAAGGTGACTTTACAGTTGGGAAGATGTTAATTGATTTTGAAACAAACAGAGATAGTGATACAAAACTTGACATTGCAGTACAACCAGGCAAAGGATATGTAGACGGAGAATTTTTTGATTTTGTAAAACCATTTGATTTTACAATAAAAAAACCAAGAACGACTGCGACTGAGAATAACGCTTCAATAGCAGTATCTTATGGTAACTATGTGGTGTCATCAATCTATCGTAGTAAAACTATTACGGACAAAATATCTACATATGATACTGTTACTCTAAGAAATGCCGTAACATTTGGTGGTTCTACTATCGGAACTGCTAGGATTAGGGCAGTAGAACCTTATACTCAAGGTAGCGTAGGTAAATATAAAATATATCTATTTGATATAAAAATGGGTACGAATCAGAACTTTGGTCAAACAAAATCTGCTGGTGTATCTTCAACAGATTATTTTGATGTCGATCAAGACAATGGTGTTGCCGAACTAAAAGATCAACAGAACAGTAACTTGTTGATGCCATTACCATTCAGTAGACCAGCATCTGTTACAGATATATCAATAACAACAAACAGAATTATTGCAGATACTACTGCATCGAACGGTAATGTTACATTGGCACAAAGTAAGATTGGTGGATCGGGTAAC